AATTACCGAAGGTTCCCGAAGGGATGACAAATGTATGAATGATTTCTTCCAAGGTGAGATTGGATAGCAAATTCCAACCGTAAAAAAGTTCATAATTTTGTTTACATTGCTGTGAAAATTTAGTATAATTTATCTTCAACCAACAAACAAATGATTATTTGCGACTATTCCGGCATTGCCGTTTCAGGTGTGTTTTCTCAGGTCAAACCTGACAAAATCGAGGAAAACTTTATCCGTCATATTATTCTCAATTCCTTGAGAATGTACAATTTAAAGTATCGCGACAAATATGGATCCATGATTATTGCCTGTGATGGCGGTTCATGGCGCAAAGATTATTTTCCCGAATACAAAGGCGCACGACGGAAAAATCGGGAAGCAAGTGCTCTTGATTGGACCGAAATATTCCGTATTATCAATAAGATTAAAGATGAAATTTCCGAATTTTTGCCGTATGCTGTGATTCAACATCCTAAGGCTGAGGCTGATGATGTTATTGCTGCACTTGTGGAAACCACGCAACAATTTGGAAATTATGAACCAGTTATGATTGTCAGTGCAGATAAAGATTTTATCCAATTGCAAAAATATGACAATGTTCAACAGTTTAGTCCGCTGACCAAAAAACAAGTGACTGATAAAAACCCTCAACGCTATTTGTTGGAACATGTATTTAAAGGTGACAGCAGCGATGGTGTTCCAAATGTACTTAGTGCTGACAAAGTATTTTTGGAAGAAGGTTCACGTCAAACACCATTGCGTGCAAACAAAATTGAGGAATGGTGCAAAGCAATTGCAAATGACACTCTTCAAAGTGTAATGCCTGATGACATTTATCGCAATTACATTCGTAACCTCAATGTTATTGATCTTAGCAAAACACCGGATGACATTAAAGCTGGTATTCTCCAAGCATATGACAATCGTCCGACCAAAGGTAATTCCAAAGTGCTAAATTATCTTATCACTCAAAGATGCAATCTTTTAATTTCTTGTGTCAATGAATTTTTCCATAAATAAATGTATGATTAAAAGAAAAACCATGGTATTGTTTCCTCACGAAGTTTTTGAATCTTTGGAACAAAGTAAAAATAAACAAGAACGAATTGAAATTCTCAGAAATGGATCATCTCTTGCACTTAAGTTTATTTTACAATGTGCATTTGATGATTCCGTAATTCTTGATTTGCCTGCAGGTGCACCTCCTTATAAACCGGATACCGGTCCTTTAGGATTACAACAAACACCTTTAAAACAAGCGATTCAAATAATTCCACGTTTGACAAAAAGTAATACTCGAATTGATAATTTTAGAAAAGAAAAACTATTCATTCAATTGATTGAAAATGTTTATCCTAAAGACGCACTTATTATACTTGACGCAAAAGATAAAAAGCTTCATAAAACATATCCTTTGCTTACCAAATCATTGGTACGTGAAGCATTTCCCGATTTAAATTTATGACATACACATATAAATGCGAAAAGTGTGATTACGAATGGGACTGCAGTCTTTCCATGTCTGATCGAGATGTTCCTATTAACCAACCTTGCGTACAATGCAAAGAAGAATCTTATGTTAAAAGAATCATTTCATTTGCACCAAGCATTACAAGTGAAAGTGCAATGACATTACAACAAAGAGCGGGTAGCGGTTGGAATGATGTTCTTACAAAAATTAAAAATAAAAGCGGAAGGTATTGTAAAATTCAAACTCGTTAAAGGTATGAGTAAGCCAAAAAGAGATAATAAAAAACAAAATAAGGAACAAGATTACAGCTCCTATGATGATCATAGGAAGTTTAAAAAGAATAAACATAACAACGACCGTAAGAAAAAGAATATGGAACAAAATATGTTTATGGATTGGAATTTATTATAAGGTGATATTTTGGAATTAAATAGAACATTCATCCATAAACCTGTTTCGTTAGGTTACGAAAGTCTTGGTGATGCCAGTATTCCTGGTACTCGAATATATGTTACACCTGAAGGTAAACATTACCCAAGCATTACAACAGTTCTTGGTTCGGTCATAAAAGAAGGTATTGAACAATGGAAAACAGCGGTAGGTGAACAAGAAGCAAACAGAGTGCTACACCACGCAGGAACAAGAGGTACAGCATTACATCTTATTGCTGAAAAATATCTTAATAATGAAAAGGATATTTTTGAACCAAATACAATGCCACATGTAAAAGCATTATGGCGTAGTATAAAACCTGTTATTGATGCAAATGTAGGAAAGGTTGTGCTACAAGAATGTCCATTGTACAGTGATATTTTTGGGATTGCTGGCCGAGTTGATTGTATTGCAGAATATGAAGGATTACTAAGTGTCATTGATTTTAAAACATCAAGACAACGCAAAACGAAAGATTATATTTCCAATTATTTTATGCAAGCAGCTTTTTATGCAGCAGCTTTTTATGAAAGAACCAATATACCTATTACACAAAGTGTGATTATAATGGCAGTTGACGATGATCCAAATCCTATAGTATTTAAAGAGAATACATATAAATGGTTAAAGGATCTAAAAAGAGTAATTAAAACATACAATGAAACAACATTCAATTAAATCACAAGGAATATTAGATATTCTTAAATCCAATCAAAACACACCATACGTTGAAGAATATGGTTCAATTAAGGAATACTATTTGGTTGAAGAAATTGGTGAACCTCAAGATTATGTAGATTGTTTTCATGACATTCGAAATAGTAGAGATACTGATACTATTAAAATTTACATTAACTGTCCTGGAGGTAACCTTTTTACAACAATACAATTTATTCAAGTTCTTTCCGAAACAAAAGCACATGTTATTGTTTGTGTTGAAGGTGCTTGCATGAGCGCCGCAACATTAATCTTTTTGATGGCCGATGAGTTTATTCTTACCGATCACAGTATGTTTATGTTTCACAATTATAGTGGGGGAACTGAAGGTAAAGGTGGTGAAATGTATCACGGTATGATTCATGAGCGCAAGTGGGCGGCAAAATTATTTCAAGAAATGTACCAAGATTTTCTTACACCACCCGAAATTGTTGATCTTTTGGATGATAAGGATATTTGGTTGGATTCAAAACAGGTATTTGAAAGATTACAAAAACGTCTAGAACTTGATGAAAAGAAAATTCAACAACCACAACCTAAAAAACGTAAGACAAAAACAAGTTCTTAAGAACCTTTGTTTTATCATATAAAAGTTGTTTACATTGTCAGCAAAATATGGTAGAATAGTACCCGGCCAAACTGTAATCGAATGAAACAAAAAGAAATTTATATAGTAGGAGATCTTCATGGCAATTTTGGGCCGATGAAGATAAGCATTTTGCATTATAACCTAAGAGATTGTTATCTGATTTGTGTTGGCGACCTGGGTGTTGGCTTTCATCACCCAAACAGAGAACCTTCAATTTGGAGAGATCTTAATAGTTTTTTTGCAGAACATAACATAACTTTTCTAAGCATTAGAGGTAATCATGATGATCCAAAATATTTCACAGGAAAGGATCGCATTGTTCATAGCAATTTGGAACTGTTGTCGGATTATACTCTTAAAACTATTAATAATGAAACCTTTATGTTTATCGGTGGCGCAATTAGTGTTGATCGTATAGATCGTATTCCCGATAGATCATATTGGCACGATGAAGGTTTTATGCTAAGACCTGAACTTGCGGTACAATGTGATGTACTGATTACACATAGTGCACCGTTGTGGAACGGACCAAATGATAAATCTGGAATTTCTGGTTGGTGCAATGTTGATAAATTGCTATGGGATGAATGTGTTCAAGAGCGAAAAGATCACTCATCCTTAATCCAACTTTGTAAGCCAAAAAAACATTATTGCGGTCACTTTCATATTTCATCATTTGCTGAAAACAACGGTTGCACATCGGTAATACTAAACATTGATGAAATTAAACAACACATACAATGACATTTGACTTTATTATAATATTAGGTGTGTTATTTGTAATATTTTTCCTACCTACCGTTATTGCGTTTGGCAAAGGACACAAATATTCATGGATCATATTATTCATTAATGTTGTTTTCGGCTTTACTCTTATTGGATGGTTTGGTGCATTAATTTGGAGCATTGCTGGTGATGGAATAATTGATAAAAGATAATATGGAAAAGGAAGAAATAGAACAATTGATTGCAACGTGTGAAGGATTAAGCCTAAATATCGTTACCGAGGATGGATTGCTGAATAAGGTATTGCTTAGCATATCGTATGTTTGCAAACAATTATATGCGGAAAATCAAAGCTTAATTCAATTATTGGTTGACAATAAAATAATTAAAATTGCCACCGAACCTGACAATATTATTCAATTTCCTAAAACCAACAAACAATAAACTATATGGGACAAGCAAAGCAAAGAGGTTCATACGAAGAACGAAAAAGGATGGCATGTGAAGATAATGCAATTACAGCCAAACTGCTATTGGAACATGAACAAAGATGGTATGATTCTTTATCTGATGAAGAAAAAATGGCGGTAAAATTAAAAAGAGCGTATGATGCAAAAAGTTGTGCATCACTTGGAAATGTTGAAGCAGTAAATCACATTTTTGGTGGCGTTCCGTTTCAATAAATAGCAATATGACATACGATATTTTTTATAGAACTTACAGTGGTGATGCAGCGTGGTTGGAATACAGCTTGCAATCAATTCATAAATTTG